GGGCTACAAGCACGATATACGCAGTAGGTAATATTGTAAAATACGGTGCTAGTATTTACGAATGTACTGAGTCTCATACTTCTGCCGCAACATTTGCTTCAGGCACAGACGGACTAGTTGCTGACATTGGAAAATGGACACTAGTTGCTGTTTCGTCAGCAGACTGGAAGTACAACTGGACAGTTAGCACACTATACAGAACAAACGATCTAGTACGTTACAATGGTAAAGTTTACAAAGCTGTTAATCAGCACGTATCTGCCGCAACAACACTTGCAGGCTTAGAAGCTAACCAAGGAGATTGGGCAACACTATCTGATAGTGATACTTGGAGAGCAAACTGGTCAATTGGTGTACGTTATCGCATAAACGATATTGTAAAATACGGCGGCATTGTTTACCAATGTGTTCAAGGACACACTTCGGCTGATAACGCAACGCTAGGTTTAGAAGAAGATCAATCCAAGTGGGCCATACAACTTGACGGTATTGAGTATGTTGCTATATCAACAACAGACGAAGATGGTGTTGTAACAATTTCATCAGAGTGGGTTTCATCTTACAGATATAAGAAAAATGATATCGTAAAGCGTGGCGGAAACTTGATGCAGTGTATACTAGGTCATACGTCATCAACAGGGTCAAGCGGATTTAATACTGATTATGCGGCCAATAACTGGACAACATATCTTCCAGGTAGTGAATACGAAGGAGTATGGGCTGATAACGTTTACTATCAACCAGGCGATACTGTACTATACGGCGGATACATTTATAAAGCAGTTACATTTAACTTTGCATTAGCACCAAGTACATATACAACTGATTGGAATTTAACTTTTGAAGGTTATAAATTTAGGCAAGATTGGAACGCCGAAGATGGCGACAGTTCATTTGTAAATTACAAAACAGGTGATATGGTTCGTCATTCAGGAAGTTTATATATTGCTATTCAAGATAGTACAAACTTACAACCTGATGCATGGCCTGCATATTGGGAACAAATTATAGATGGTCGTCAATACAGAAACTTCTGGGAAGACAATGTTGAATATTTTCCAGGAGATATTGTTACTTGGCAAGGGACTGCATATCTTGCACTAACATATCATAGATCAACAGAATCGGCTTCTAGACCCGATATGGACATTAACCAACCAGATCAAAATTACTGGAAAGTAATGATTCTTGGTACACTAACTAACAAGTTAGCAAAACGCGGTGACTTAAAAACATTTGAAGATCAAGACTCGACTGCAATAGACACACAACGACTTGCAATTGGCTCAACTGGTCAAGCATTAAGAGTTACAGGAACAGTTCCGGCATGGGACTCACTTGATCTACAAGCAAAACTTTATTATGTATCAACTAATGGCATTGATGATGCAACACAAGGCGGCACATTAAACGCTCCGTTTAGAACAATTAGATTTACAATGGCGTACTTGTTAGCAGACCAGGCTCACAGAGTTGGCCAAGGTGCAACTGTAAAATGTATGTCAGGTGAGTTTGCTGAAATTCTTCCAATTAGTATTCCAAGTAAAGTTGCACTTGTTGGTGCTGAATTAAGAACAACAACGATTCGTCCAGCAGTTTCTACTGATGTTGTATTAGGTGAGAGAACTTACATCAACGGTGTTGCACAACCTCAATTAGTACTAAGTGTTGGAGATGATAACGTTAGATCAAATATGTTCTATGTTAGAAACGGCAGTGGACTTAGAGATTGTACACTTACAGGACTTACTGGAGCACTAGTAGGACCAAACTCATACGGAACTAAGCGACCAACAGGCGGCGCATTTGTGTCACTTGATCCTGGTACAGGACCGGACGACACAAGTGTTTGGATTGCAGATGCTAATAAAATGCAATATACACCAACGGCAGGTACATACGCTCCGGCATCTGGTGTAATGACATTAACTATTCCTTCTGCAGAATATACACCTACAACAGGAACAACTTATGATCCAGCAAACGGGTTAATGACAATAGAATTTGGAGCAGTACACGGATTACAGCCAAAAGAAGAAATTAGCTTTGATAATGCAAGTATAACTTTTACTTGTGCGTCCGATGACAACCTTACTCCAATTGCTTATCCAAGAATAACAGATCCTGCATACAATGAAAAACGTAAAATCATTGCAGTTACGCCTACGAGCATTATAGTAAATGTTGGTGTTAGTCCAGAACTAGCGGCACATACATTTGTTTCAGCTACATCTGGTGCAGTTAATTGGTCTCACAATATTAAACCAGGACAATCAGTAAGTATAGATGCAAATAGTTTAGCATGGACCTGTGCTAGTGATGGTAATGCAACACAACTGTTACACCCAAGATCAACAGATCCATATTACAATAAGAGAATTATAATTACTGGTACTTCTAGTACAACTATTACAATGAATGTCGGTATTAGTTCAGAATTATCTGCACACACATTTGTAAGTGCAACAGCAGGCGCCGTAAATATGGAGAGAATCCAGGGTGGTAAATCAACATACGTACAAGGTGTTACTACAATTGGTAATAACTGTGTTGGTATGAAAATTGACGGGGCACTACATAACGGCGGTAATAGATCAATTGTTGCTAACGACTTTACACAAGTACTAAGTGACGGTATTGGATATTGGGCAACAAACTTAGGACGTTCAGAGCTAGTATCTGTGTTTACGTATTATGCACACATTGGTTACCTAGCAGAAAACGGTGGTATTTTACGTGCTACTAACGGTAACAACTCATACGGCACATTTGGTAGTGTTGCTGAAGGATTTGATTCAACTGAAACTGCACAAACAGCTACAGTAAACAACCAAAGCGGCGAAGCTACTATAGATGAAGTGTTTACTACTGGATCACAAATTCTTGCAGTAGCATATAAAAACACAGGACAAACATATACACAAGCAACGTTATCAACTACACAGGCATCAGGTGTTGACTTTGATGCAAGATATGATGAATTTAGATACGGAGCAGTATCTAGAATTGATTTAGCACTACCTGATGATAGTACTAACGTTGGTGGTAGAGGATTTAAATCCTTTGGTAACACTGGACAAGGTGGTGGTTTATCAACTCTTGTATTTGCGGCTTCTGAAGTTAGAACAAGAGCACAGTTGCTCGGCATGAGAATTAACATTACAGAAGGACTTGGAGCAGGACAATATGGATGGATACAGAATTATAATCCATCTACGTTTATTGCAACAGTTTATAAAGAATCTACAAATACTCCTGGATGGGATAATATTGTTAATGGTAAATTAAATGAAACTGCACTCGACGGCACAACTACATATACATATGAACCAAGAATAACTATTAGTTCACCTACATTTGCAAAGACTAACAATAGTGTACAAACTGGCGCACAGGACCTTGGTTACAGTGACGGACTAGCAAAGTGGTATTATGCACCAACAGGAACAAATGATTGGTATACATCATCAGATGGTGCTGTTTGGGCTGATTTAGATACTCCATATAGTTTAAGCTATACAGGATTTGCTAAAACTGGTCCAATTATGGTAGGCGTTGCTGACGGTACTGACAAATTAGTTTACACTAATGACGGTATTAACTTTGATTACTCAACATTGCCAGCTAGTACAACTTGGAAGCATGTTGAAATTGGTGGGCCAAACGGTGATACAATTATTGCTCTAGCAACAGGTAATGCAAATGCATATGTTGCAACACTTACTACAGACGGCGATTCAACTGTTGTACCTTCAACTTGGAACACAAGAGCAACCGGCGGTAGTAATACTACTTGGGTAGGATTAGCATACGGTGCAGGCAAATGGATTGCATTAGCACAAAACGGAACTACAGTAATTTCCGTTGACAATGGAGCAACTTGGACAACTGGAGCGGCAACTACACCAGTAGCACCAGAAGTATACAGTGACTTAGCGTTTGGTAGTAACTGTTGGGTTGCAACAATGAATCAGTCAGATAGAATTATATATAGTGATACAGGAACAGCATGGTCAGACTCAGGACTAGTAGGTGACTCGGGTAGAGAAAATTGGAAAATTGGTTACACTCAAGGGGTGTTTATGGTAGTAAGTAATACAGGAACTACCCTAAGTTCAGACAACGGTTATGGTTGGACAATTAGAGAAGTTACTGGAAACTTAACAACAATCGCAGGCGGAATTAGAAATAATTTACCAGCATTTGTTGGAATGTCATCAGCTGGTTCAGTAGGTAATATTATTACAGGTGGCGCTACAGCATACGCTCGTGTTGAGGTAGTAAACGGAAAACTTAACTTGTTTAAGATTTATAATCCAGGAAGTGGATACATTACTGCTCCGACAGTATCAGTTGTAGATCCAGAAGAATATGGCGAGCCGTACTTTGCTGTTGATATTAACAACGGCGTATTACCTCAACCTACATTTTATAATAGAGGTACAGGTTATCAAAGTGCGATTGTATTAATTACTGGTAACGGTTTTGGTGAAGAATTACAAATTGGTAACACAATGAGAATTAGTGGTATTACTACAGTTCCAGGACCAGGAGCAAACGTAAGATTTGCAGGCAACGCTACAATTTACAGATTGGTTAAAGTGAATTCACAATCAGGTGTAACACCTAACATTGAATTAACATTCCAAATTAGTCCAGTACTTGGTAGAACAACAGCACCAGTACACGGCACAGGTGTTACAATACGTGAACGCTACAGTCAATGTCGTTTAACAGGTCATGATTTCTTAGACATTGGTACAGGTAACTTTGCAGACACTAACTATCCTAATCTATACGTTGACGGACAGACAGCGGCAAATGACACTGTACAAGCCAACGAAGTACAAGAATCAAATGGCGGACGAGTATTTTACACAAGTAGTGACCAAGATGGTAACTACAGAGTTGGTGAATTGTTTAGAGTTTCACAAGCACAAGGTGGTGTTACACTAAATGCAGACTTCTTTAACTTAGAAGGATTAGACGAACTAAGACTTGGTGGTATTAGAGTTGGTGGTACGCAAGCTGTTATTAGAGAATTTACTACAGATAATACATTTGTTGCTAATTCAGATAATATTATTCCAACACAAAAGGCTTTAACAAGCTACATCGAAAATAGATTTACAGGTGGTGGATCCAACCTGTTTACAAACAAACTTACAGCAGGACAAGTTATCTTAGAAGATAACGTAATGTCAAACACAGCAGGTTCAAATAATGCTCTTGCAATGACTGATATTAATGTAGGAATGACTATTAACGGACCACTAGGTGGCGGTTTACAAGCACTAGGTATGTTTATGGCGGGAAGAACAGAACGCGATGACTTTAACGGATAATGATAAATATGTATAATATCAAGAACGGAGCAAACAATGGCAGAATTTAAGCTAGGTAGAATTAGATTTATATGGAAAGATACGTGGACTACTACAGCCGCATATCTAAAAGATGACGTCATCAGATATGGTGGACGTACTTATGTGTGTATTAAAGGACACACAGCAGATGCTAATTTCTACACAGATGCGGCACACTGGAACTTATTTAGTGACGGTACAAAATGGCAGAGTGATTGGTCAGGTACAACTTTTTACAAAATCAATGATATTGTAAGATATGGTGGTATTATATATATTTGTAATAGCGGCCACACAGCGCAAGCAACACTAGAAGCTGATCAATCAAAATGGGATCAGTTTGCTACATCAATTGACTGGAAAGATGATTGGGTAGCTACTACTGTTTACAAAGCAAATGACTTGGTCAAATACGGCGGTAATATTTACCTTTGTAATACTGGTCATACAGCGGCGGCAAGTAATGCTCTTGGTCTTGAAACTGATATTTTAAAATGGGACCTATTCTCCGAAGGTCAAGACTGGAAACAAAACTGGGCAATTAGCACACGTTATAAAATTAACGATATTATTAAATATGGTGGCACACTTTATGTTTGTAATACTGGACACACGTCTAATGCGGCATTAGCAAATGGTCTTGAAGCTGATCAAAGTAAGTGGGACTACTTAAACAAAGGGTTTGATTATAAAGGTGAATGGACAAACCAAACACGTTATAAAGTAAACGATGTTGTAATGTTTGGCGCTACACTTTATATTGCTACAACCCATCACACATCAGTTGTTACTAATGATAATTCACAATTAGGTACACTACAAGCAGATATTGCAAATTGGGAAATCTTTGTTCCGGGTATGGAATTTGAAAACTCTTGGAACCCTTATGAAAGATATCAACCAGGTGACTTTGTAACTTATGGTGGTAACCAGTATGTTGCTAATGATAACGTTTATGGTGAAAATCCTGCAAGTAGTTCTAAGTACGACTTAGTTACATCAGGATTTAATCTTAGAGGTGAATGGGGAGATGACTCATCTAACCAAGACTATAGAATTGGCGATGTTGTAAGACTAGGTGGTTATACATATGTTGCTATTGCAGATAATGCGGCACAGCGTCCACCAAACTCTACATATTGGGCAAGACTAAACCAAGGTATTGAATGGAAAAATTCTTGGGCAACTTCTACACTATACGATGCAGGTGATGCAGTACGTGAAGGATTAATTAGTTATGTTTGTATACTAGCACACACATCAGCAAGTGGCAACAAGCCATCAGCAGATACGGATGGTACTTATTGGAATACACTAGCAAGTGGTGCAGAAGAAAGTGCATTAACTACAGAAGGTGATATACTTTACCAATCAGGATCAGGACCTTCAAGACTTCCAATTGGAACTGAAGGACAAGTATTAAGTGTTAGTGCAGGCGGATTACCAGAATGGAAAGATTTTGGATCAACTCCGGATGTATACTATGTTGCTAATAACGGATTAAATAATGCTTATCCAATAAACGGTGGAACATTAGACCGTCCTTGGAAATCAATTCGTTACGCATGTGAAGAAATTGAAAAAGGTCCAAAGAAGCCTAGTTCAGTATCATTGCTAGAAGAAAATAGAATGTTTATTGCACTTGAAACTGCTAAGTGGGCAAAGAGACAAATTGTTACACAAGTAAGTCCATTCTTTATTGGATTTGCTTTTTCTGAAGCAAAGTTTCAAAGACTAGCTGGCTTTGTAATTGACGCAATAATCTTAGATATGAAAAAAGGCGGAAACGTTAACATACGTAGAGTTGCGCAAACATTCAAAGATAACGCAACTCCAGACTGGTTTGCAACAGGCGCAGAAACACAAAACGTTGCGGCACTTGTTTTTGTACTTGATTTAGCAGAAGATGTTATTAACAGTGCTACTCCTCCAGCAGACTACCAAGACTTAGACAGTGTTGCATCAGGTAATAGGACTTTCCAAATTAAAGATGCTACTAGAGCTCCAGAAGCAGACTCTTTAACAGAACTAACAGCGGCTATAGCTATTGCTAAATCTGCAATCTCATTAGGTGCAGGATATACACTTCCTAAAGAACATATACCTCACAAAGTTGTATTTGTAAAAACAGGAACGTATACAGAAGTACTACCGATTAGAGTTCCAGAAAGAGTTGCTATTGTTGGTGACGAATTGCGTTCAACACGAGTTGAGCCAGCAGGCCAAGTAACAGCGTCAGCTGATGCAACATACAGTTTAGCTGGTGTATTGCACATGAAATCAATACTTGATGATATCAGTGAAGGTACTGCTATTACAAGACAAACTGGTAATACACTAACACAGAACGTTACTAAGCCGCATGGTACAAGTGCAACAAGCACTATACTTACAGACTTAGCTCAAGAATTGTATGACCAAATTGATTACCAAATTAATGGTGCAACAGGTGATTCTAGTGCTCCGGCATTTAGAGGCAATAATAGCATAGTAGACGATCAAGACAAGTATGCAACTGTAAGAAAACTATTGCTTAACAAAGACTTTATTGCACGTGACGTAACAAAATATATTACAGTAAACTACCCTTCATACACATTTAGTGTAACAGCATGTGAAAAAGATGTCAATCATTATATTGATGCATTTATTCTTGATCTAGTACACAGTGTCCAAGAAGGTTCTAACTACTTTACATTAATGGCAGGACTGTACTATGGTAATAGTGTAAATGGTTCTACATTAGAAAATATGTACTTACTAAGAGACGGTACTGGTATTAGAAACCAAACATTGGGCGGACTAAATGGTACACTAGGTAGTGCAAATGCATATGGAACTAAGCGTCCAACAGCAGGCGCATATGCATCACTTGATCCAGGTTGGGGTCCAGATGATGATAGAGTTTGGATTACTGCACGTTCTCCATACGTACAAGGTGTTACTAACTTTGGTACAGGTTGTGTAGGAATTAAAGTTGATGGATCTATCCACAACGGTGGTAACGATAGTATTGTTGCTAACGACTTTACACAAGTACTAAGTGACGGTATTGGTGCATGGGTTACTAACTTAGGAAGAGCAGAACTTGTTTCAGTATTCTCTTACTATGCACACATTGGTTATCTAGCAGAAAATGGCGGCAAAGTACGTGCTACTAACGGTAACTGTTCGTACGGTGACAGGGGCGCAGTATCAGAATATATTGACGTTACTGAAGTTCCTATTACAGGTGGTGTACAAAACAGAAAACTTGAAGCACAAATTGGACGTGGTCTTACTGACGGTAGTAAAGTTATTAACTTAGAATACACTAATGCAGGTAATAACTATTCATCAGGTACATACACAATTAGTGGTGACGGGTATGGCGCAGTAGTAAACGCGGCTGTTGTAAGAGACGGTGGTGTATTTGAAGTTAGACTACGCAACCCAGAAGACGGATCATCATATAACGCTTCAGATACTAACAACGATGGATTGCTTAATGATATTGATTCAGTTGGTGGACGTGGATATAGTTCAAGTGCTAACACAGCACAGGCAGGTAATGCTACACAGATTACAATATCAAACACTGAGACAGCAAACAATACAAAATACGTTGGTATGAGAATTGTTATTACAGCAGGTACAGGTGCAGGACAGTATGGATTTATTAGTGCATACAATTCGGGTACTAAAGTTGCTAGTATTGCAAAAGAAAGTGATAACAGTGCAGGATGGCAGACATGGCATCCAACTAACGCAATTGCCTCAACACTAGATGCTACAACAGCATATAGCATTGAGCCAAGAGTTCAAGTTGTTGAGATTACTGGTGGTAGTGGTAGTGGTGCATTTGTAAGAGCAGAAGTATCAACAGGCAGAATTACACAGTTTTATATAGTTAAGCCAGGATCGGGCTATAACTTAACTAGTCCTCCAACACTAACAATTACTGACCCAAGCGAAACTACTGAAGTTCCGTGGCAGGTTAGAGTTGGTAACGGTGTACTAGATCAGCCAACGTGGACTGCAAGAGGTACTGACTTTGAAACAGCTGGTGCAACAGTCGACGGTGACGGTTATGGAGACATTTATCAATCAGCACAGTATGTTAATGCTTATGGATTAACAGATCAACCAGTTGAAGGATCCAACATACAATTTGATAATGATGACAGATTCTTTAAAATTGTGTTTGTTAGAGAAGTAGTAGGTAGTGCTGGAAACTATAGTGCTAACTTACAAATATCTCCAGATACAGGGATTGAAACAGCACCTGAGCATGGAACAAACATTACTATTAGAAGAAGATTTAGTCAATGTCGTTTAACAGGTCATGATTTCTTAGACATTGGTACAGGCAACTTAGCAAATACTAATTATCCTGGTACACCATCAGTTGCTAATGACCCGAAAGACGAAGTTACAGAATCAGGTGGAGGACGAGTGTTCTACACAAGTACTGACCAAGATGGTAACTTTAGAGTTGGTGGCTTGTTCAACGTTGAGCAGTCAACAGGCTCTGCGAGCTTAAATACAAGTGCATTTAGTTTGGCAGGTCTACAAGAGTTGTCACTGGGTGCAGTAGGCTTAGGACAAGGCGGCGCTGTTATTAATGAATTTAGTACTGATGGAACATTTAGTGCTAACTCAGATAATGTAGTTCCAACACAGAGAGCAATTATTACTTACATCAACTCACAAATTGGTGGAGGCAGTAGTTCTCTAAACGTTAACGCAGTTACAGCAGGTAAAATAAACATTACGGGTAATACAATTAGTACAACCGATAATAGTCCAATTACTGTAACTACGGGAATGAACTTTAATGGCGGTGTAAGTGGAAGTCCAGTTGCATTTGCTTACTTTTTAACAAGTAAATCATAATGGCTAAATACTAACATAGGAGCATAGAAAAATGGCATCAGGAATATTAGGATCAGGCGATCTAACAGCAAACACAAACACTACCGTTTACACGGTACCAGCTGATACGTATAGTGTTATCTCAGTGAACTTCTGTAATAGAAGTTCGAGTACGGCAAATTGTAGGTTATCAATTGGAACTGGAGACACTCCAGGAAACTCTGATTATCTAGAGTATGATATATCAGTAGGACCAAACGGTGTACTAGAACGTACAGGCATTGTAATTGATACAACTAAGAAAGTTGTAGTAAGAGCAAGCGTGGCATCTGTAACAGCGATGGTTATGGGTATAGAAACAGCCGTACCAGCGGCGTAATTTAGGATAGGAAAAAACAATGGGTAGAAGAATTTCAGTAGGTTCACCAGGTTTAACTGTCCCTTTTGGTAATACAGCACAAAGAGTTACAGATGCTGGCAATGGCGCAATCCGCTTTAATACTGAGTTAAATAACTTAGAATTATATAACGGTACTGCTTGGCTTCCAGTAGGGGTATTAAATGGTGTAACAGTTACAACAACATTTACGGCGCATTCAGGACAACAACTGTTCTGTGACACTAACGGCGGTGGCTTTACTGTCACGTTACCAGCGTCACCGGCAGTGGGGGACATTATTAGATTCTTTGATTTAAGAAAAACGTTTGATTCTAATAACTTAACATTGGGACGCAACGGCAGACTTATTCAAGGAGATGCCGCAAATCTTACAATTAATACAGAAGGCGCGGCATTTGATATCGTGTATTCGGGTAATAGTTATGGATGGCGAATCTTCACTGTATAAGAACTGTGCAAGAAATATTTAAAGGAACTATTAATGGCTACATATAGCAGTTATAAAAAAATTACATCAGCAGGTATACCGGATGGGTCCATTACTAGAGACAAACTTGCACCTGGTGCAGGAGCGTGTCGTAAAACTCAATGGGTATATAATGCACGTGGCATGCAATGTCATATGTGTGCAAGAAACAGTGGCTGTTGTGAACAAGCGAATGGTAAATGTTGCTATTGGTGTGTTCCTGACAATGTTTATAAAGTAACATTTGAAATTTGGAGTGGTGG